GCGGCCAAGTCAAATGCTTGCTCATAGTCCTGTTTCAAGAACAAAACCCTCGCTGGATCCACTTCCGGCTTTTTGACACTGATCAAATAAGCCAACCCTGCAACCATGCAAGGTATAAATCTAAATGGAACGTCCTGGATATTCACCCCTGTTCCGGCATCCTGAATCCTTCTCATTCTCCAGTACACCATTGTGTAAGTGGTAGAAGAATCTGGGCATGGCCATACTGTTACGTTAGGCAAGTACTGAACAGTTACTATCGCCCCGGCAGTATGAGCCGTAGCAGTAGTTCCATTTTGCCCGCGGTAGCAGTTTGTGATCGTATTACCAGATATGTTTGCATATCCAATAATCTCATTATCTAGCTGTATATAGCCATTAGAACGCAGTCCAATAACTGAGCTAAGGGTAAGCGTTGTATCTGTTGCCGCGCATGTTGTAGCAAGCGTAATAGTCGTTACATCCGCATTCCCAGACTGGCGGTTAAACCATGCCTGAATGGGGCGGCCAGTCGTTAGTTTGTTAGGTATAGTGGAATAGGTACTTTCACTAATACGGCTTAAGTTAATATCTTGCTGATTGGTTGTACTGGCATTGCTTGTACGAGTTACCAGATCAAGAATATCTACGGTATCTACTGGTACTGGGTAGAACGCCTGTCCTGGAGACAAGGTAACTACGCATTCCTCAACTGTCCACAAGTTAATCCCACGGTTAGCCCATTCCACCGCCATCAGATTCATTGATCTTCTAGCGGTTCTTAGGTCATATCCTGATCGGGATTGAAGACCACAGCGCTCATACGCCTCCTCTACCAATTCGGTAAAGTCTAGGTTAAACGCCGTTGATCCACTTGTGTATGCCATTACTTCATGCCTTTTAACGTCTCAGCAAGTCGAGCACGTTGACCAAGCTTACCCGGCTTTTTAGCAGCAGCAGCAAGCTTCTTAGATGGTATTGTTTTGCCCTTCTTGACACCCAGCTCTTCACGCAAAGCACCAGGCTTCTTGATGGCTTTTTGAATCCATTTCTCTGCCATGATTAATTGGCAACATTAGCTGCTGATTGTGTTTGCGCAACTGTTACAGACTCGTCAACCACTGGAGCAGTAGCAGGAGCTTCGGTAACAACAGTCGCTTCCACAGTAGCTGTAGAAACAGGAGCAGGATCAGCAACCACCGGAGCCACAACAGGAGTGACATTTACTGGACCTTCAATAACTGGAGCAGCAGGTTGTGCAACTTCTAGATGCTCTTCTAATTTAGCCAACAAAGCCTTTGTCTCAGGAACAATATGTCCATGAGCAGACAATTGTGATTCTGCAACGTGCTTAATAAGAGAATATAAATGCTCAACATTCTCTTCAATATGCTTTAGTAAACTCATTTGTTTCTCCGGGTTTTAGCTGCTTCAATAAAATCTTGATCTGTAGGTGCGCCCTTTTGACCAGGCTTCCTCATCTTTGCTCCGCGCTTTTGCTTAGCATGAATATTGGCATACAAACCCTTGACTTTACCGCCGGATTTATAAACCTCAACGTCATTCGGATTGTCCGAGCGAACAATCGTCTTAGCTTTAGGCATTTTGGAAGGGCGGATTGCGCCCATTCCACGGCTCGCCATCATTTTCTTTTAGCCATTCCACCACCGCACATAGCTTCAACGTGCTCATGGTGCTTCTTGTGATCTGCCTTGTGCTCGCCATAATGTTTATGGTGATGAACATGGCCGCCTTCTTCAAGCTTTTCCATCATATGCACATTGTGTGTATGAACTGGAGTTGGCTCTTTCATTAATGGAGGATGATCGTTTTTCATATTTAATCCTTAGCAAAATTTACCACGGGTCTTGCCCTTTTGAGCAATACCATCTGCACGAGCTGAAGCTGTACCGCCAGAAGCCATCTTCTTAACAGTTTTACCGCCTTTTTTCATGGTATTGATAGCTGGGCCATTGCCAATATCATTACCCTTCATCTTAGGCATTTCATCACGAGTATGACCGCGCTTTTGAATAGCATGTTCACCATGCTTGATATCTTTGTTAGATCCCTTTTCTACGTCCTTGGACATAGTGCGGGGGCCCATTGTTTCTTTTGCTGCCATGTTTCCACCTTTAGAAAATTTCTTGCCTTTATCGGCCTGACTAAAATCTTCCCCAACACTTTTGGGGACTCCTACTTTCTTGGTGAACGCTGGATTATGGGCCACCGCCTCCATGAAATTGTGCTGCTTTGCTGACTTACTTGGCATTCCTAATCTCCATAAGTCTATCCAATTTTTCATCCAGTCTATCAAGACGGTCCAAGACCCTAGTGATGTCTGTATGGACTTCTTGTTTTGTAACGTACTCCTTAGCAATCTCTTCTCTGGTTCTGTTAAGAAGGATGGTAATTCTTTGGAGCTCACTGAACTTCTCCTTAAGGAAAAACCCTATGATTGCAACAAAAAGCGACAGTGCGGAGTTCCAAAGTACCATAACGTCCATTTAACACTTCCAAGCTTTAAGTGATTTATTAATCCGACTATTCGGGTCTTTTGCGGTCTTTTCTGAGGTCAACTTTTTCTTCAAGCCGGTCATACGGGCACAAAATGAATCTTTCCTTGATCCGCCTTCGGGTTGTGGTGGTTTTAAGTTATGACCTTCTTTCTTAGCAGAAGCTCGTCCCTTAGCATTTAAACCGCCATTTGGGTTTTTACCCTCTTTACGTTGCCATGCTGGGGACTTAGCCATAAATAGTTGTGACGTAAGAACAGTTGGTAAAAGTGAGCGTTAGACCGCCCGCCGCCAAAATTCCCTCTCCAGGCAAAATCAAATTGATTGTGTAAGTGTCTGAAGCAGAAACTATCATTTTGTACAAAATAGCGCCAGACGTGGTATCTGTGTAAACAATACTACCAGCAGTACCAGCTCCAAGATACACAAACCCTTTTAGGCGCTGTCTGTTAGACGTAATATTTGCAGGTGAAGTTGTGTTATACGACGATAGAACATCATATTGCATTGTCATGATTAATCTCCTTAAAGGTTAAAGATGGGGGCCTAAGCCCCCAGAAGATTAGTCAAAGTTACCGTATGGGTAAGCTGTAGAGCTACCAATGTTCATGTCGTTTTGGTTGTAACGCATTGTTACTTCAATCTGACCAGAAGTAAGACCAGCCGCTGTAGTAGTCATCGCTAAAGTTACAACAATCTGACCAAACCATGCTGGGTCTTGACCAACGTTGGGGTTTTGGAAGTCTTGCAATGTAGCATTGCTATTTGTTAGTTGTGAGCCAACAAATGTACCTGTGTATCTCTGAGCAGCAGGGCTAGAGATATTGCTAAATGTAGCGTAAACACCAGTAGATGTTGCAAAGTTGTTTGAAACGTAAGGCTGAATTGCACTTACTGCAACGGGTGTACCTGCACTGTCTTTAGGGACTGTACCAATATCAAGGATAACATCTGTGATATTGCAGCTATAAGGAACATAAAACACAACACCACGGTATACGAGGTTGGTTGCATCTGCTGTAGGAGCAGAAGCTTTAGTAGGTCCGCTATTGCTAAACACGCCAGCTTGTGGTGTGTAAATAGTAGCAATACTATTTGGAATGTTATTTGAGGCAACAAAGATACCTGATCCACCGCCGTAGTTAGTAGTGTTTGGAGATGTTACGGAGAAGTCTAAAAGAGCTGTTTGAACGAGGTCTGTATAACCTACATCTCTAATGGGACCGAAGCGATTTTGCCCAGATAGAATTGGGCCGGAAAATGTGGAACGTGCCATGACAATAAGTCCTTATGCAAAAGTTACCTTGTTAATCGTTGCATCGTCTGCTGGGCCAGTGGCAACAAGGTGAAATTCCCAGATGCACAAATAATACACCATTTTCAGCTATTGTCAAATAAATTTGCATAAAAAAAGGAGCCCTTTTGGAGCCCCTTTTTAACCTAGGATTTACGGATTAATAAGAGCCGTAAACACCTAATGGATCGGAATAACCGAATGAATAACGCTCACGAGACTTGTAACGAACGTTTCCGGTGTCGAAGTCACCATCCATGGAGTTTTGTAGCGGTGTACGAACGAAGTGCTTGAGACCGTTAGGTACGTCAGTTGTCAAGAACCAAGCGTTAGGTGCTGTCAAGAAGTGGTTAATTGTGTAACCATCTGGAACAGAACCGTTGTTCTTGATTGCGTTGATGTCGTTGTTGTTTGTACCAACACGGAGTTCAGTCTCTAGCAAACGGGTTGCAACGAACTGAAGTGCTGGAGGAACAACCAACTTCTTGGGCTTAGCAGCGATCAAAAGACCACGCTCATCTGTCCAAGCTGCAATCTGGATAACTGCATTTTCAAGGGCAGTTTCGTTCAAGTCAGCAGGGGTAGAAGGAGTGTTGGCGTTTGTACCACCATTCACCAATGGGTGAGCAGTTGAGAACAAAGGCTGACCGTCACCGCCAGTGTAAGCGCCGTTGAATCCATTGTTTAGAGTGGAAGCGCCCTTAACTTGCTTGGTGTAGGCCATGGCGCGAGCCAGTCCCTTTGTGTAACGTGCAGACAAACTATCATACAAGTTATCTTCAATAGCCTCTTCTGTTAAGGAGAAGCCAAGAGCGATAGTCTCGTGTGTATAGCGAGCTGTCCATGCTTCTTGTGCATTGTCATAAGCGATGGCATTGCCCTCAGCCTTAACAGGTGCAGCAGAGAATCCAGACAGTTTTGTCTCTTCTTCAAAAGAACGCTCAGAAGTCTCTGTTTCGTAGATTTCTTTGTGCTCTTCGCCGTATCTTGCATACTCTAATCCGAACAATGCGTTCAGTCCAGGGAGCAACTCTTTCAATAGTTGTGCGCGTGAAATAGCCATTTTATGTTACTCCTTAAACAGCGGTTGC